AAGAATAACTCTTACATTATTAAATAGTTTGTTATTATCTTTTTTACCTTTTATTTATTATTTATTTATTATCTATTATTAATTACTTTACACTTACATTAAAACATAGAAAACAAATAGTCATAAATTATTATGCAAATAAATTTATTTAAATTATTTTTATGACTTTTCAGTTCTAATGTTTTAATTAAAGTAAGAACCTATTATCTAAAAATTATTTATTTACATTATCTCCTATTGTTAATTTACCATTTTGTTATTGATCCTTGTTGTGTATCAAATGTGTTGGTTCGTAGACATTACCAGCACACTCCTTAAATTATCGTTATTATTTTTACAACACATCAGGGATCAATAACTCTTTGGAAACCTATTTAAAATTGATAAGCCAATTATCAATTCCTCCAACGGAAGGGGAATGAAAATTCCCCGACCACCTTTGGAGATCCTTACGGAACATAAGTGTCGTAAAGATCATAGATCTCTGCTTTACCTACTGATCGCTGACCCGTAGTTCTACCATCAGCCCATTCATTCCAAGGCACAGTAGCAAAGACACCAAGAACAAATTGTTTGTTGTCTGCTTTGATCTTAACGAGACGACGAGAAGAACAACTCTCATCACTCACAGTAGGAACTGTTATGTCTCCACAACGAGAACCGTGTGTAGTGAATGTGAAGTCAGCATCACTATGATCCTTGACAAACTCAAAGGCACTATGCTTCTTCTTTGTTTCAGGTTCCTTGCGATCAAACTTCATCTTCCGCCAGACTTGTAGAACTGTCTTGACTTTGCAACCATCAGGTCCCTCAAACTTTATCTCACCAAGGTAGGTTTCCATAACAAGATGTAGTTTAGAATTCACATCGCTGTAAACAGTTGGCTTCCGCATAGAGGCACCAACCAAGAAGACTATGTAGTCAGCCTCATTAGCAGCCTTGTTTAAGAACTGCTTACTTAACTGTTGTCGCTTCCCCCAAGGTGGGTTGCCTATCACTACACGGCCTCGCTTGTAGCCAAGGTCAAGTTTAAGGTAGTCTGCTTTCTTTACCGAGCGGTGCTTTGGTTGTAAGTCAAAGGCTCTTACCGGAGTGTGTGGAGATGCCTTCATCAGTTCATCTACAAAATTACCTGAACCTGCTGATGGCTCTATGAATTCAGTAGCAGACCTGAACCAAGGCAAGTGTTTGATCTTCGCCATCACCAAGTCGGTGATGTGTCTTGTTGTGTAGAATTGTTCCAGCCCTACATCACGGCTATTTGTACTTTTCTTTTTCATAATTTTTTATCCTTAAATTAAATTAGTAAGTGGGGTTTTGTTGAGACCCCAAACTCAATTCAGTTTAATCCCAGTCTAACTCATTAAGAGTTGGAGGTGTGGATCTGTTGCGGTTCACTCGTCTCAACATCCTCTCCCAAGAGGAGTAGCCATTTGCTCCAACAAGAGCACAAGCCTTTGAGAAGAAGAACACTTCACAGCAGTCCCTTGGATCACTATTCGTAGAGGGGTCCCAGATGATCTGTAAGGCATCCTTCGGTGTCGGTAGGGTAAGTAGTGCGGCACACAATTCCTCGCTGCTTAACAGCCGTGTAAGGAGCCGTGAGAGCAAAGAAACATTATCGTTCCAACCATAGCCACCAACATTATCACCGTGCTTATAACCTGTGATCCAAGATCCGTTGATGATGTTGCTACGGAGACAGTCAACCTCGTCCCTAACATTCTCCATTATCTCACCGAAAGGTAGGCGAGACAGACGGGTAAGATCAGTCCACTTGATAGGTGATGAAGAGAAGTCAGCCTCACGAACTTGTGCAAGCAATTCAGGACGAGTAGTTATAACCGCACGGGCAACCTCTATGAAGCAAGGCCACACATTATTGAGACTATCTGTCTCACGGTTCTCACCACGGAATAACCGTTGCCACTCTTGTAGACCGTTGTTGGTAGGTGTAGTGTATCTTGGTGAACGATCTATTCGCTCATCATCTCTCAACAAATTATCCATCACCCATTCCTTACAGTCTTGTTGCCAACCTTCCAAGCGATAGACCGGAGGAACCACAGCCTCAAAGCCACGGTCATTACCAACCAACTTATCGTTATGACGGAACCTCTCTTGGATCAAGGCGAGATCCTTTCTCAACTTCTCTTGCTTCTCTTGCAACTGTTCCTCGGTGTGATCTTCCAGAGATCCTATCAGGTTATAGTAAGAGCGACCATTATTACCTACGACATAAGCATAGGGCCAAGGGAACTGTTGTTTATCAAACTCGGTAGTGAACCCAGCAGGGATGCTGAACTTCTCTCTAACCAATTCTGTGTAGAGAGGCAGTAGTGTAAGTGAAGACCGGATCAAGTAGAGCAACCGTTCGTTCTCGTCTACTGTCTCACCCTTGGTGGAACCGATAGGTAAGAGGCCGAGACTACCCAAGGCTTTCTCCAAGCCAACTGTGTTGTGGTAAACAATAGTGTGTTGCTTACTACCACCGTTGACTAACTGATGTAGGACAGCCACCTGATAGATAGGGTTAGGCTTGTCTTCGCTCTTGGTTGAGACCACAGGCATAACACTTGACTTGTGTGATGAACGATCACGGTTGTAATTACCACACTTCCAGATCCAGTTGTAGTCATCCTCATAAGCATCCCAGTCTACACCGGTTTGCTTTTTGTAGAAGGACTTTAACTTACGGACAGTAAGATCGCTGTGCTTCTCTGTAAGAATAACTGTCAAGGCATCCTGAAAGTCTCGTCTTACATTTCTCTTGTTAGGTGTTAGAAGGGCACCCACCTCATAATTTTTAACAGACATAATGTTTCTCCAAGGGATTATCGCACCCAGTTGCGGCCTGTTAGGACACGGTCTCATTATGCCGAGACCAAAGCAAAATAAAATTTATTAGATAGACATAGCATTAGCAAGAGGATCATTAGGAACAAAGCCTATGTAATCCAAGACAGGTACACCTTGACTGAATGCTTCCTCTGTCTGTTGCTTATCATCAAAGTCAAAGCAGAAGGCCCACCAGAATTCACCAGCCTTATCATCTCTCCACTCACACTCAACAGGAGCATCGTTGTCTCCTCGTCCATAGAACAAAGCCTTAAAGGTTTCAGTAGCCCAGTTCTGTGCTGGCTCGTTGATCCCCTGTGAGTAGTTGACTTGGAACCAGATGTGATCCTTGTAGTCTTGGAACTCTATGCTCCAAGGCACATTCAGTCTATCCAAAGTCTCACCACAGATGGAAGCCCAAGTGTTTAGCATTTCTAAATTATTTAATAGCGACATTTTTATCTCCTTGTAATTGTAAATTATCGTTAATTGTTTTACCCTACTCTATTATTATAACATAATTATTGTAGGTTGTCAAGTGTAAAGAGCAAATAGTTTCATTTAATTTGTTTTCCTTACATAGTAAATAGTCTCTTGTAAAAGAAAAAGCCTAACTAATGTAAAGTTTTTTGTAAAAAGTTTTCCTTACCTTTATAACATAACACGGTAAGGTTGAGTTGTCAAGTGGCCGAGACCAAATAAATAAATAAAATTAATAACAGAAAGCATTTGACAAACCCAATAGAATGTGTTATAATAATAGTAAAGGAGCAAACATTATGGAACCAACACCAAGCGAAAAGATCAAAGCAAGACATCAGGAATGGCTGCGAAAAACAAATAAGAAATGTGCTATGTTTATGTGGAACATCTGGAATGATCCAGCCCGCAGGGCTGGCTTATGGGACACGAAGAAGGAACAAACCCGTGTGCTAAATTACATTAAACAACACTATCCAGAGGCTTTTTGTAAAGCATAGTAATAGTTAGTTAAGAGCGGGTTAAGCCCGTTTAATTAAATTTAACAGGAGAATAGTTATGGCTCGTCCTATTTCTTACAAGGGTCAAGTTCGCAAGATCGCCCGTGCTTATCGCCAAAGAGACCACGGTGAAGTGCTGTGGGAACTCGTTGGATTACTCATCAGGGATCTGGAAGAAGACCCGTCAAAGATCCGTAGTTCAGGTGTAAGCGACATCATTACCCTCACCAGACTTATCAAAGACTTGGAAGAGTACCGAGATAAAAACCGTGAAGCACAGGAAGATGAAGACTTTGCACAAAGGCTCAAAGATCTAACCAAGAAGGCATCCTAATTGTCTTCCGCTGTCTTACCCCTATGAAGCACATAGAAGCCCCTTACGGGGCAACCTCGTGCGACTATGGGGTTATTCTGCGGTGTAGTAGACACGAGGCCAACAGTCTGCCCCAGAGACTTCGCTTATCGCCACAGAGTAGCCGAAGCATTCCACAATTGCTTTAAGTTTTTTTATTTCTTTTACAGTCCAGCAGCGGACACGATAGTTCTTCTGCGACATCTTGCTGGGACAATAGAAGATCCCATCACCTATCCCATCTATTCCGTTGTTGCGGAAGTGATGTGTCTTGACTGGGAAGGCCAAGTCTATCAGCGACCATAGGTGATCCACCGTAAGGCGGGGTGTGTTGTTTGTAGTAGACATTTTATAACTCCTTGTTGTTGTTCGTTATGTATATAATATAACATAATTACAGGGGGTTGTCAAGTAGATAGTGTAAGTTTTTTAAAAATAATTTATGACTGTTTTGTTGTGGTGTTTTGATAGTAGTGTTGCACTACCCCACCCCCCAAAGTAGGTCAGTAGTCGCTATGGTTGTAATAGAGTAGATCAAAATTCGGCCACTATTTTTTGACTTTACTATTTACTAAAACGAGAAAGGAACCTATGGAAGCAGATAAATTTATTCCTATGCTGACGATCTATAACAAGGCTAAAAGTAGACTAACCTACTTTGACCTTAACGGAGCACAGCAAGATCTATTAGAGACACTACAACAGCACGATAGAATAATTATTCTAAAAGCAAGACAGTTAGGGATAAGCACTCTTGTTAGAGGCTGGATGTTCTATCAGGCTTACTTTGATGTAGAGCCAAGAACCTATGCTTGTATCGCACACAACCATCAGGCTGCTATGAACTTGCACAAGATGGATAAAACATTTTATAACAACCTACCCAAGAACTTACAGAAGGGACTTACAAAAGCCAACACAGAGCAGATGGAATTTAAAGGGTCAGGTGCTACAATTAGAACCTTTACTGCTGGTGCTAAAACAGGGACACGATCCTTCCAACTTGACTGTATCCATTTGAGTGAGTTTGCTTTCTATGAAGACCAAGAAGAAACATTAGCAACCATTCTTGCTTCTGCTGGTGAGGGTCAAGTTATTATTGAGAGCACCCCTAATGAGATGGGTGATAAGTTCCATAACTTAATTATGGAAACCATAGAGACACAAGAAGAGAACGGCTGGAAGTTATGCTTCTACCCTTGGACCGAACACAAAGACTACACACAGCAACCACCTCCACATTTTAAACTACGAGACCACGAAGCAGTTGTCAAAGAAGAACTTGGCTTGTCTAACGGTCAGGCTTATTGGAGACGAAAGCAAATGTCCTCATTAGGTAAAGAAAAATTTTATCGTGAGTATCCTGCTACTGTTAATGAAGCATTTAGGTTTACAGGAAAAAATTATTTTAACGGCATCGCCTTGGATAGGATTACTCCCATCAAGGAACCACCATCTACCTACAAGGCCGTAGGAGATCCCCTGAACGGTGTTGACTACATTATTGGAGTTGATGTGGGTGCTGGGTTAGGGCAAGACTATTCTGTCTGTTGTGTGGTGTCTCTTGCTTCACGACAGCCTGTTGCTTGGTGGTGGTCTAACGAAGTCTCACCCAGTAAGTTTGCCGAACAGATCTTTGACCTTGGATGCCTATGGAATATGGCCGAGGTAATTGTTGAGAGCAACAACACAGGACAAGTAGTTTTACACAAATTAAAAGAGATGGGATATCAAAGATGGATGTGGACCAACGACAAGGGCAAACCTTTCTTGACAACAAAGAAAACAAGACCACTACTGTTTGAGAACCTACGAGACTTAATAGACGATACTATTATCAATAGTCTATTTACATCAGTAATAGATGAGTTAAGAGCCATTATTTACGAAAACAGAAAACCCAAGCATCCCCGATCGGGACACGATGATAAGGTAATGGCTATGGCTCTTGCCTTCTATGCTTGCAAGGACATCCCCATTAATGTTATTCATAACCACCAAGAACATTTTTTTAACCAACTCAAACGAAGTCGTAGGGCAGAGCAAGCATCAAAAAAATTACCTTGGACTGTTAAGGGTGGCGACAGCAAAGGATCTTATTAGGAGACATAAATGAAAGCAAATAAAATAGCAGAGATCTACTCGGCTCACAAAGAGTACTGGGAACATCATAGACAAGAATTACAAAGATACAAGAGTGCTTACGAATGTGAGTTCTGGGACAACCGAGGAGCAAACTTTCTGCTTCACGGAGAACAAATGCTTAACATCCAAACGAGTGATGCTTATGGCTACATAGAAAGTTTTATCGCTTCTCTATTTGCAAAGAACCCATCGGTAGTTTTAAAGAAGGGACTTCGCAACCAAGGCAACCACGAGAAGGCACAAGCAATTGCTAATGACTTCCTTATCAGGGCAAGACAAGAGATAGAGAATGCGGCACGAATGTCCCTGATCTATCCTATGGCTTTCTTTAAGTTGGTGCCTAACGATGACGAGGGTGAACTCTATGATAAGATCTACCCCATCGCTGTTCCTTGTTGGGACATTATCGTTGACCGTAATGCTTCTCGCTGGGACAAAAGTAAATTTGTAGGACATCGCTACTTCCTTACGGTAGATGAAGCACGAGCCAAGTTTGGAAACAAACAGTTCCATCCGGTTCACAAAGAAGACTTCTTCCATCCTGACTTTGAGTATGACCCAGATGAACCAAGACAGTACGAAGAGTATGTTGAGGTTATAGAGATGTACGATATGGAGTTAGATGAATTGATCTTCTATTCTCCACAACACGGTCAAGGCAATAACATTTTGGAGAAGACAAACTTTATTCCATTCCGCACAGTAAACAACAAACCAGTTGTTCCTGTTGTGCCTCTTTACTTTAACCGCATCCCTGACCGTCCGCTTGATGGTTATTCTTCTATGAAGAGAGTTTACGATCAACTCTACGAGATAAACATAATTCGTTCATTTCAGGCTAATGCTGTTCGTAAAGCATCAAGACAGTATCTTGTAAGGGCTGGCTCGTTAGACGAAGAGGATATGGCTAAACTTACAGCAGGGATAGACGGATTGTTTATTGAGGTAGACGATGAAGACTTGGCTGGTGTTATGAGAGCGGTTCCACAAAACCCTACACCACCAGAGTTAGAAGCCTACTACCAGAATGTAAATGCTGATAAAGACAAAGGATCTCTACTCGCACCGTTTACTCGTGGTGAAGCACTCAAAGCAACCGCAAGTGAAATTGTAGCATTGGCAAGTTATTCTGCTACTGAACTTGGTAGAATGGCTCGTGAACGAGATGCTGCTATTGAGGGACTGGCTATGGCTTACCTTGCTATGCTCGCAACCTTTATGGAAGACACCAGCGACAACATTATCTTTCTTGATAATAAATTACAGAATGTAAAACCTGACGACATCAAAGGAGACTTTGAGGTGTTTGCACAAGATCAAGCAGCCACACCGTTAAGCGAACAAGTTAAGAACCAACAACTTCTCGCCAACATTCCTACATTAGTTCAGTTGGGTGTGCCTCAACGAAAGATCTTGGAGCAGGTGGTTAGACAGTTAGGCTTACCAGAAGACTTCCTTGATGTTCCAGAGGTCCAAGCAGATGTAGGGACACCACGATCAGGCATAGATCCTGCTGGACCAGCAAGCCCCGAAGAAGCAATAGCAGAGACAGCACCACAGAACATTAGACCATTCATTCCCGGAGGCGGACAATAATGGAAACATTACTTACTGGAAACTCCTTTGACCGGTTAAAAGAATTACCAGACAACTCTGTTGGTGCTCTTGTCACAGACCCACCTTACCTAATTAATTTTCTTGGTAATGACTGGGACAAAGAGAACTCACCAGCAGCAGACAAAGACTTCTGGTCTCTCTGTCTTGCAAAGTTAAAGCCGGGAGCACACGGGTTAGTGTTCGGGCATAGCAGACAACACCACAGAGTTATGGTCGCATTAGAAGATGCTGGCTTTGAGATCCGTGATGTGATGATGTGGATGTACGGACAAGGGTTCCCCAAGAACCATAACATAGGTAATGGGTACGGAACAGCACTCAAACCTGCCTATGAGCCAATTATTCTGGTTCGTAAGCCATTAGAAAGAAAACTAACAATAAAGAAAAACTTTGAGAAACACGGTGTCGGTGCTCTTAACATAGAAGCATCAAAGATCGCAGCAGTAGATAAAAATAAATTTCCTGTTGGAGACTACACCACAGACACAACTGTCGGTAAGATCCGCCCTACTACAAGAACAGCAGATCCTACACCAGACAAACGATATCCAGCCAACATCATCCTTGATGAAGTAGCAGGAGACATCCTTAACGAGCAAGCACCACAAGTCGGCTCGCTGTTTAAAGCCACCCGTAAGAAGGACACAACCGGAGGAACGGGGCATAGTTGGACTAATGCTGGAAAGAAAACAGGACAAGACAACGGCTTACACGACGGTCTTGGCGGTGCTGCTCGTTTCTTTTACTGTGCGAAGATAAGCAGTAAAGAACGAAACTGGGGAATGGGTAAAGGCAAGAACACTCATCCTACGGTCAAACCTATAAGCCTTATGAACTATCTTGTAAGACTTGTAGCACCAGAAGGAGAAACTGTCCTTGATCCGTTTATGGGGTCAGGCTCTACTGGAATGGCTTGTGTTCTCAACGGCAATAACTTCATAGGCATAGACCTTGACGAAGAGTTTGTTGAGACAAGCAAAAATAGAATTACTTATGTAAAGAACAACAAGGAGAAAATTAATGGGCTTTTTTAGAATGAAGTGTATAAACCCTGAATGTGGTAAAATAGCAGAAGTTTTCCAGAGATGG